GTAATATAGTATCATTGAGGACCCACAGAAGGATTATGATTCACTTTGACTTTGAAGAAGAAGACGTTAACCAGGAAAAGAAAGATATGTTAACTTGCGCAATCCACGGAGATTATCCGGCTTCGCTTAGGAACTTTGGATGCCCAGATTGCGCAGAAGACGACCTTGATGAAGATGAGGTCGATGACTGGAGAGACCGTCAGGCCAGAAAAGGCGGGTACAAGGAAAGGTGAATCAGAAACGATAAGACACGGCGGGAGGATTGATGGAAGACTTACTTTACCAGCTCATCAATCCTCCCGCTTCTCTTGTTATGTGGCTGCTCTTTAGTCGAGAAGGCGCCGAAATTATGCCCAACCTACTCCTGTTTACGTCTGTTTTAATTTGTATCGTAGTTCTATGGTGTTATAGGTCGGGTAAATTATAAAGAACCCATAAGACCCGTGTAAAGAAACGATAGACGTGGTATTATATCTTTGTGGCCGAGGAGACAAGGCCAAACAAATAAGGATCGATAGCTCAGTCGGTAGAGCAAGGGCCTTTTAAGCCCAAGGTCGTGGGATCGTTCCCCACTCGATCCACCACTTAGGGGAAACGATGTCTAATTCTCTCGAATCACAGGCAATTCGGCCTCGCGGTAACACGACAAGAGAGAAACTCCAGTTCATGGTGAACTGGTACGAGAAGACCGCAAAGAATGATGCGAATGACCCATACCAACGCAGATTCCTAGATGCAACTGGTGACTGGGTCGCAGAAGGCAAGCTGCTTCTGGAAAATACAGATGATAAGTTGAATGATGCGATTCAGGCACACATCCAAGACATCAACAATCAGAAAAATAAAGACACTTCTTGGATGAAAAATGGTATGACTAGACAGTATATTCTAATAGAGCTACCAAGAACTTTGGTCCCATAGTTTAACGGTTAGAACGCTGGCCTTTCAAGCCGGTAGCACGGGTTCAACTCCCGTTGGGACTACCACTTATTGGGGAGTCGTCAAGCGGTAAGACAGCGGACTTTGACTCCGCCCACCGAAGGTTCGAATCCTTCCTCCCCAGCCACTCAAACACCGCCAATGATTTCATTGATGAAACGCTCGTAGACTCTAACGCGTCGAGCATATCTGGGTCCATCTTCACCTGATTTATAGACAGATAGCATCTCATCTATCGTGAGGCCTTTGCCTCCAACGTTTCTCTCACCAGAGAGTTTAAACTCAGGTGCTAACATATGCTTGATAATAATCTCTGCAGCAATCTTGATTGACATGCTAGGATTAGATTCCAAATCACTTTGTGAATATGGAGAAAGACCCATCCAGCTTCTACGCTTGTTTAAGGTTGCCAGTGTATCTTCGAGGACTTGCATGACACCTTCGGCAGATGAAATATCATTAGATGTCTTCCAGCCTAAGTCAGTCTCTTCGATTGAAATCGCCTTTAGGAGTGCAGCAGAAACTGCAGGTCCGCTGTATGGTTTTCCCTTATAGTCCTTGTAAAGATTGCTATTACTTGATGCAAACTTTCTAAAATCGGAATCATATTTTTCAAATTGAGCAATAGGCATGTTATTGAGCTTAAGAAAGATGAGGTCAATATCGCTCATCATAACAACGCCATCCTTTGTTGCAACTCGATGTCTAGGAGAAGTTCCAAATCCTGCTTCAGCAAGGAATGCTCGACTTTTTGGCCCGATTGAAAAGACATTTGTCTTAGCTTTTTCTTTGCCTTTTGTTCCTGTAAGCTCAACAGGAATAACGGCAGATTCTTGTAATAAAAGTCTTATAAACTGACGTAGATTTTGCATAGAATTAAATATAAGGCTCCTTGGCGGAACGGTAGACGCCGACGACTTAAAATCGTCCATCCGTGAGGATATTCCGGTTCGAATCCGGAAGGAGCCACCACTTCGGGAAAATGGTGTAATGGCAGCCACGGCAGACTCAAAATCTGCTGCCTAATAAGCGTGCGGGTTCAAGTCCCGCTTTTCCCACCACATTTACACGTACTTGATATTTAGTCATATGCGTGACACAAGAAAAAAGCGTGAATTGACGATTCACAGTCTATTAGCAAATAACTCACCATTCTCATGGCGATCACTATTTGCTTTTGTTGTGTCAACGATCCTTTCAACAACATTGCTTTGGGTTGGAAAACTGGAACCCACACACTGGGTGGAAGTAATGATGTGGATTGGGGGCTTCTTTATTACGGGCGAGACGGCAAAGAAATTTGCGAAGAAACAGCCCGAAGTTGTGGAAGAATCAACTCCACCTGAATAGATATAGAAAGTTGGGGCGTTAAGCTAGTGGGAAACTGGGGCCTTTGCAAGGCCTTCTCCCCGGTTCGAATCCGGGACGCTCCACCATTAATTTCAATAACTTAGACAGTCTGTTGGGGATTTGTGTAACGGTAGCACCACAGACTCTGACTCTGTTTGTCGAGGTTCGAATCCTTGATCCCCAACCACAAAATTGCAGGTCATCCATATTTACTCAAGAGGTAAACCGTGGATGACCTTTGCTTTTCTAAATCACGCAGCAGGCATTGCGCCGAGATTCACAGGTTTATTGCCCAAGCTAAAAGGATGATCACATGTTAACAGCAATCGGCGATGTCATGAGGCGTGCATACGACAAGGGGTGGATCACCACCCGTGACGGGAACATCTCACTTAGGCGTAGAAATTCAGATGTTCTCTACATCACACCTAGCGGGTGGAGAAAGACGATCATCCACCCAGAGCATGTTGTCCGCCTTAAGATGAACGAAGATGGAGAACTAACAGTTCCAGATGGCTCAACACCTTCAGGCGAGCTAGAGATGCATCGTCTCCTACAGATAGAAAATTCATGCACCCGAGCGGTTGTTCATCTTCATCCAACACACATTGTTTCTGCGCTCTTTGCAGGTTGGGACCTCCAGAGATTGGCAGCATCTTTTCCTGAAGTGAATCGCTATACACGCGTCGGCCCGTCAGTTCCTGTTCTACCTGCAACTTCTAAAGATCTAGCTGAACAGACTTATGCTGCGCTGACTGACATCATGGGAAATCGGATCTACGACATTGTCGCACAAGGTGGGCACGGTGTATGTGCAGTTGCAGGTGATCCTTGGGCAGCATATGAGCATATAGAGCGTCTTGAGCACATCTGTGAGATTGTGTTAAAGAGCGGAGTAAAACCTAATAACAGGCAGGAAGCATGAAACCTAGACTATTTTTTCTCATTGGACCGCCTGCGGTTGGCAAGAGCACATGGATTCAGAATAACAGCGACATCATCGGTGACGCCGTTATTGTCAATCGAGATGAGATGGTTGAGCAGGTAGCTTCCTCGACTTCAATTGGAACATACGACGAAATGTATGTCAAGGCTCCTTCTGACATCGTTCCACCTGGCATGCCTACAAAAGAAGAGATGTTGGATCCTGCATCTGAAGGTGCAGTCGATGCATATCTTGAGCTCCTTGATGCGGCTGCCATGAAATTCAATGCAAGCCCGCAAAACAGCGCACTGGTCAAAAAATATGGCAAGCTTCTGCCTTTTGACAAGAACTCTTTGCACATGGTTATCGTCAAGTTCGGTGTTCCCACGCGCTTTATCATTCCCTTTGAATACTCCAAGATCAAGGCAGCAAATGACAAAGTTGCAGCAATGTTTGACCTGACAAGAAAAGAAGCAGCAACATCGGGTCGTTCAATCGTCTTTGACATGGTCAATATGACGATCCAAGAGCGCAACAATCACCGCAAATACCTCGTCGCTGCCATCGAAGGCATCGAGGAGCGAGCAGCAGATCCTAACGACATTAACAAGTACTATGATCAGATAGCCGTCGTGTTCGCACCTGAAATGGGTTATACTGATGACGTTAGAGACCAGATCAAGCAGGTCGCGGCATCACGCGCCGAGCAGATCAAGCTTGCAGGTAGAAGCAAGACGATTCCTGGGGCTGCTTATGATCGCTGGTTCTCAACATACACACCACCTAGTCCTGAGGAAGGATTTACACAGGTCATACCTGCGGGCGTCCCAAGCTTGAGTCTCAATGAGCGAATTCTTCGAAAGTTTATACGCACACTCGTGTAAACAAGCCCACCACCTGGTATTATAAGCAGGTAAGAAACGAGTCTTCGTAGCTCAGACGGATAGAGCAATCGCTTCCTAAGCGATAGGTCACAAGTTCAAGTCTTGTCGAGGACGCCACTTTGCAGGCATGGCATATGGGTTGTGCACCAGCCTTCCAAGCTGGATAACCGGGTTCGAATCCCGGTGCCTGCTACCTTAATTTACTGAACTCGAACCGTGATATAATTAAACTCATGGTTCACTACGTCTATAAAATCACGAATCTCATGAATGACATGTTCTACATCGGAAAGCATTCAACCGAACATGTCGACGATGGTTACATGGGAAGTGGTACCCTTCTAAGAAGGGCAATCGCGAAACATGGACCTGATAACTTCAAAAAAGAGATTCTTCAATTCTTTGACACAGCGGATCAAGCTCTAGAGTACGAAAAGCAACTTGTGACTAAAGAGATTGTAGAAAGAAAAGACACGTACAACCTAAATGTTGGCGGTTCTGGGAGTTGGCACGCTACCAATTCCAATATTGAATTGAGAAAGCTGAAAAATGCAAAAGCAGCTTGCTCTATGAACGCTAAGACCTGGGCTGATCCAGAGTTTAGAAAGAGAAATAGAGAACGAACCTCACAATTATCGAAGAAACTTCACTCTGAAGGTCGTATATCAGCTCCTGATTGGTCTGGTAGAACTCACAAAGCAGAAACAAAGAGAAAGATTGGTGAAGCAAATGCAAAGCGCCAATCAGGCTCAGGCAATTCAAACTTTGGAAATGTGTGGATTCACTCTCTTCAAGAGAAGAAATCGATCAGAGTCCCTAAAGCAGAACTTGATTCATGGCTTTCAAGCGGTTGGATCAAGGGAAGAAAAATGAAGTTTGAACATTCATGAAGAGAGCTGTATAATACAAATATTCCCGCTTAGCTCAGTTGGTTAGAGCAACGGACTGTTAATCCGTGGGTCCCCTGTTCAAGTCAGGGAGCGGGAGCCATTTTAACACATGATTAAAAGCATCACACAATTTCTTTGTGATCTGTTTATAAAAACTTCACTGATCATTTTCTTCTACCTACTCATCAGCGCATTGATAGGACCATTTAAGACATGATCTCAAATAAATCGATCTCAAGTAAATATACGTCCTTAAAGGACCGATTCGTACCTGGTCAACTGTATGAGGTGATCAACGGATTCGGGCGTGAAGATGGAATTTGCATGTTCATCGAGATCGTTGAGCCCGGAACACTCACTCTTGAAGAAGTAGTCAGGCCTAATCACTGGCACATGAAGCTGCTTCGAAATGGTAAGATCGAGTATCGTGACACTTCCACAACAAACTTAATCGAACTACCGCTAGTCGATTATCCTTGTGAATTTGTAAATCAAAACAACAACCCGTAAGATCATAACAAAAGAGAGAAGAATGAAGTTCCTTAAGCATGGCAACGCATGGTCGCTCACTCCCAATGCACGGATGGATGTGCGAGACACGTTGCCTGCAGGCAACTACACCGTCTGTAAGAACCCACTTACGGGCGAGTACTTCCTTGAGGAGAGTGAGCATTTCAGCCTACCACACAAACTCTATGGCAAGACTGAGCGACACGGTGAGCGCATTCTCAGCTCCTTCAAGACACGCCTGCCTGGATCACAGGTGGGTGTCTTTCTCAGCGGCACTAAGGGATCCGGTAAGACGCTCCTGGCAAAGTATGTCGCGATCCAGTCGGGCCTCCCGGTGATCATTGTCAATACGCCCTACACGGACGAACGCTTCATGCGCACTATCCAGGGCATTGAGCAGCCAGCTGTCGTCCTATTCGATGAGTTCGAGAAGCTCTACAATCAGGAAGATCAGGAGTCGATCCTCACCCTGTTCGACGGTGTCTACACTGCGCAGAACAAGATCATGATCATCACCTGCAACGACAAGTGGGCAGTCCGTGAGTTCTTCCACAATCGGCCGTCGCGTCTCCGCTACTCGATCAACTTCGAGGGTCTCACTGCTGAGTTCGTGGAGGAGTACTGTGATGACCAGCTGCAGGACCGCAAGTACCTGAAGAGCATCCTCACCCTGCTCGGAACCACCGACGAGTTCAACTTCGACATGCTCCAGACTCTGGTCGATGAGCTCAACCGCTGGGGCGGTGACTTCGAGGAGACGCTTGAGATCCTCAACGTAAAGCCCATCGCAACGGCCCGGTCCAAGTGGACACTCAGTGTCACGACTCCCGATGAGCCCAGTGCCAAGTGGAAGTTCTCCTATGGGGAGACGCAGAGCCGAAATCCACTCATGACCATGCAGGTCGGCAGGCACGGTCATGGTTGTCTCGAGGTGGGAGTCAAGAAGATCGGTGATGACGAGGATGACGACCACGAGGAGATTGATCTTCCTCTTCGTAGTGAGCACCTCTACAAGGTCGATCCCACGAGCGGAACGATGGTCCTCAAGATGACGCAGAGAGGCCACAACTTCATGGTCACCATCAAGGAGGAGAAGCTGGGCAATGGCTGGAGCTTCTTCGACCGGGATGCATTCTGATGGGCAAGATGGTGACACACGCGATCACAGTCAAAGGGATCGTCTACGGCACGATGCACGTCACATGCGCAGAGGATGAGCACCGTCCTGAGAAGCTGGGTGACGAGGTCAATTGGGATTGGGATAGCGTCGAGATGGTCGAAGTCGTCGACAGTGAGATCATTGACGGGTGGGAAGAAGATCCTGAATAGGAGCGCCTGACATGAAGGCAGGTGACATCGTCAAGCTGAACAGCTGGTTTCATCAAACTGTCTCAGTATTTCCAGAGCCTAATCCCCGGACAACGCTTGGTGACATTGAGTATCCAAGAGGGACGATTGCTCTAATTCTCGAGGTTCTCGACAGTCACGAAGATGACGGCCCAAGCATGAACACGTACATGCGTGTTCTTGTCGGAGGAAAGATGGGTTATGTCCGTGCATATTCCTGCGAGGAGATCAAGTGAACGTGGGTGACCTGGTCAGGTTCTGGACACCTGCGGTCCCAAAGGGCCTGCAACACAATGGGATCATCATAGATGTTACTCAAGAAAACGTGGGTGGTCTGAAGATGGGTAGTATGTACCATGTTCTCACATCTCGTGGGCAGATCGTGACAATGACTGTGGGTGGCATGGAGCTCGTGTCACCCGTGCAAGACGACTCGACTATGGTATGATGTAGCGGTGAGGAGACGCAATGAAACCCGGTGATCTTGTGCAATACACTTTCCGCCGTCGAGGTTCGACTGTCCCCTATCCAATCGGGATCTTGCTTGAGATCCGGCCCAAGGAGTATCCACTCGCTCGGGAACGTGAGCTTGACTATATTATCCTGGTCGGCGGTGAGACACGAACCACGACACGACGCAATCTAAAACCGCTTGAGGAAACACAATGAAGATCTGGCACATCACTTTGGTGCAAGCTTACACTTATTGAAATGCCAGATACTCATCGGGCCAATTTTTCCAATTTTCCCGCAATGAGGACACTCAACATTATTTTGTTTTAGATTGGCTTGACGTAAGTTCTCGCGATGTTCATCAGTGATGATTCGGCCACTTTGAGATTTGCTCATTTTCTGTCGTGTCGACTCAGAATGAGCTTTACCATACCAGTAACTTTTTTCACCTGATTGAGCATCTCTTAATTTCTTTTTTGTATCTTCAGAAAAAACACGTCCTTTATGTTTGGCACTCAATTTTTGTCGTGTCTCTGCAGATACTGGAGGACGATTAAGTTGTGCTATACTCATTTTTTGACGTGTTTCTTGTGTAGGTACACAAAGTTCAGCAGTTTTACAATTAAAACCATGCGGTGCTAGCGTGTTTTCACGATGAATCCATTCATCTTCTAGCACACGAATTATGATTTCATTCTCTTTTGCAGTTTTTGTCTTGTCAAATTCAACTATTTCAACAATGCTAAAGTCAAATGAATCAGAACCATAAAGGTTCCACGAGCTTTGCATGTATTGATTTAGATGAATTCCTTTTCTTAGTTCATATTTGTGTCGCTTAATTCGGGCACCTAGAATTTCACTAATACTAGACCCAATATATTTTTTACCAGATTTTTTGCATTCAATCATGTAAATGTGCACAAGAATCTCCAAAGTTTACTAACAGGTATAAATATCATGAAAATATGGCACATATCTGATACACATTCACAGCACAGCCAGCTCACCATTCCCGACGGTATCGACATGGTGATTCACAGTGGTGATGCCTCCAACTGGCGGGACCCGTACCGAAACGAGTCGGAACTCCGTGCTTTCATCGACTGGTTCGCCACCCTGCCGATTCCCCACAAGGTCTTCGTCCCAGGTAACCACGACACGTCTCTTGAGAAGGGTCTCATCACCCGCGACCTGATCGAGCACCGGAAGATCCACCTCCTCATCAACGAGGAGAAGACGATCGAGGGGCTTCGAATCTGGGGTTCGCCCTTCAGCCCACGCTACGGCGATTGGTCCTACATGAAGGATCGCGGGACGATCAACCGACTCTGGGATGAGATTCCGGAAGGCCTCGACATCCTGATCACGCATGGACCACCCTACGGTGTCCTCGATGCAACCTACGCTCAGCATAACAAGGTGGAGCTCGTGGGTTGCAGTGCACTCCGGAAA